ATCTGTGTGATGCCCATCAAAAGATAAGTTTTGCACTTTTTTTGTAAATAAGGATTTTGAGATATAGTTTTAGCTTTACCCCCCCAATGGATTTGTAATTCTCCACCCATTTTCATAGCAGTAGGGGCAGTATATTTCTCTAATAAATCTCCACCATTTTTCATAAAAGGTGAAAATTTATTTCTATTACCTTGATTAAACGCAGCAGTAGTTAAATTTCTATTAATTTGTTGTTCATTAGATAATTGGTCTTTCTGTCCTTCAGCTCCTACAATACCTCCAACTAGTGAACCTAATGCTCCACCAACTTTACCACCTATTCCTGGAAGTATAATATTACCTAAAGTACCACCTATTCCTTTACCTATCATACTTTCACCAGATACCTGCCCTGTACCTCCTCCAAAATAACTACCTAAAACATTACCTATATTTTTATCATTTAATGATTGTAATGTATCTCCTAATTGTGCTTTTTTGATAGATTTTCCATTCTTTGCTAAAAAATTAGAACCTGTCCCAAAAGAAGGCATTAAATTATTAGGTTCCAAAAGATTATCTTCTGGTCTTACATATTGTCTTGGTTGTAATTGAGGGTTTAGTTCTGAAACTTGTTTAGTTAATTCACTAAGCTGAACTCCTTGTTTTAATGCTTCTCTTTGCTGTTTTTGTTGTTTTAACATTCCTATTCCACCAACTAAACTATTTGCATTTTCTAATAATCCCAATCCTGCATTTTCTAAAAAGCCACCTTCCTGCATAATAGGATATTCAGTAACAGAATTACCTTTAAATTTATAATCCTTATTAGGCATCATTAGTTTTTTATCACCTTTATTTGATACTCCTAATACGGGGTAATCCACTCCTTTCATTGTGATATTATTAGATTTAATTTTGGTCACTTTTCCAGGATATTTCCATTGCCCCATATTATCCTCAATAATACCACCTTTTCTCTTTTTATCTAAATTAAGTTCTACAATTTGAGAACCGGTTAAAGGTCTGTTTTTATCAAAATAATTAGCTATTTCTCCTGTAGGTTCTAAAAGTTTACTTTTTTGATTTCCTTTTTTAGAAATAGGAGTTAAAGCCTCAATTATTTGATCATCCCATCTATTACCATATTTATCATAAGTAGTACCTATAGTAGCAGATTTTGCTTTAGGGTTAGTTTCAAAATACTGTCTTGCATAATTGTATTTATCCCAATTATCATATACTTTATTACCCTCTAATTTTTTACCTTTAAGATATGCATCTTTAGCTGCTAAATATTCTTTGAGATCAATAGTTTCAGCATTTTCAACTTGACCATCAAAAAACTTAACTATATTACCATCTTGTGCTTTTTTGATTTTTTTCATAATTATTTATAGGATAATTGAGACTGTTGTGTAATAAATTGAGAAACCAATAATACATCATTCCTATTATCCAGAATCTGACGTATTTTGCTATCTTTTGCTTTAATTTTAGCTTTTCGAAAAGCTATGTTTGTATAATCCATATTATCTTGATTTACTTCTTTATCTATAGATAAAGACTCACAAGATTGAATAAATAAAGGTTCTATTTTATCTTTTACTATAGACCAAAATGTATTATATTGATAAAAATTATCACTTTTTGTATATATAATAGTTTTACTTGTAGTATTGTACTTTGGATAAGAAAGATAACTTTTGATATTATTTGCAGGTTTAGATTCTAATTCCAAAATACCCGATGATTGTTGATCATTATATATGATTGATTTATTGAAGTATACATCATCTGGTTGTATCTTTCTGTTATCATTCGAATTACCAGTTGTAGAAACTAAGTATTTATAAACTTTAGTATAATCTTTTACATTTTGAATTAATTCATCCTGATATTTATAAGCAAACGGGTATTCTATTATATAAGGATTTATACATCCATAATAATCATTATATAATAAGGGTGTTGTTAAATGTTCCCAAACAGATGCAGTATTTGTTTTTTCTGTCTCAATTGCTGCTAACTGAGTATTGGTAATTTGAGAAATAAAAACCCTTTTCTCTTTTTTACAGCAAGATTTAGATAATGACAAAACATCAATAAAAGTAACATTATCTTCTATAGATAAAGATACACCATCTGATAACTCAGATTTAGTAATAGAAGGAATAAGTGTATTTCCAAAATTGTCTTTTATTAGAAATTCACTTATTCTATTTCCTACTTTTGTTAATTTTATTATTATATTTTTCATTTCTTATTCTATACAAACTGTCATAGAGCAATCTGCATTATCTGGACCAACTATAACAATAGCAGTGCCTGATGTTGATGTTCCAATTATTCTATATTTAAATCCATCTAATCCCGCATAATAATTACCAATTGTTACTGAAGTACCTGTAGTTATCGCAACTAATATATTAGTGACTTGCAACATACAATCTATACATGAATATCTATCTGCCAAATAAAAATCATAATCCCCAGGAGCTAAGGTAGTTGTAGTAGTAGTTGTACTGGATGTACTGGTAGAGGTTGTGGTTGTAGTAGTATTAATAGTTAAATCTACATAATTTTCACAAAGAACATTAGTAGATTGAACTCTAATATTCATAGCTCCATCTGGAACTAAATATGATATATATCCTGCTTCTAAATCTAATTTAGCAACATTTGATTCAAAAGGTACAGTATACCCGTCTAAATTAGATAATAGATTAAATGGACCTGTATCTGATCCTGCTGTAGTAAGTGTTATTAAAACTGCTTGTGCCATATTACGGTAAGGTTGTTGTGGTTGTAGTAGTAGTTGGTTCTATAGTTGTAGTAGTTGTGGTTGTGCTACTGCTTGTTGAAGTAGTAGTTGTTGTAGTTATATCAAATTGAAAATATGCTTCTCCTTCAACATCACAGTCTGTTAATAATTGTGCATTTCCTGATAATTCACAGTCTAATATCTGGAATTCAGCCTCTAATTCACAATCAAAAGGAACAGAAGTAGTGGTTGTTGTGGTTTTAGGAGCTACTATTTCTGCTGCAATTAGATCAATATCACATCCTATATTTAATCCTGAATAAAAGAAATTGTTATCTCCAATATAGAAATTGGGTAAATATGAATGGAAACTTATCCAAGATTGTGTATTTAAATTATATGATACTGTCCATGATTTATTGCAAAAATAATCAGAATCTTGTAATTCTACAATTTGTTTAAAATTAAGTTCATTTTCGATATAAAATTCATCTGTTACAGAATCATATTTTATATCATTTAATTTAGGTATATAATCTAATTTAGTTATTATGACTCTATTATATCTACTGTCATATACTCCATGTATACCTACACTATGAAAATGATTATCTATATTTATTTCTGGGAAATAATTTAATATTTCAAAAGGTAAATGATCTTTAAAGAAATGATTTAATCCAGAACCTAATGAAGAAATATCTCTTAGTTGAGTTCCAGATATGAGAAATACTTGACCTCTTTTAGCATCTATACTTATTTGCCCTTGTGGAATTTTAAGTAGAAACTTATTTTGAGATCCCATATACCCCAAATCTGTTTCTGCAAAATCAACAGGAGGAGATGATCTAAATAATGAATCATTTCCTAAATATGCAGCTTGAGGATTACTTGTATCAATAGTAAGTAAAGTATTATATAATAATCCTTTATTTTCAAATCTTGCTAAAACTGCTTTATTTTGAATACCATCCAAAGATATTAAATCTCCGTAGTTTTGAGGAAAATCAAAATATGAATTAGCCCTGTACAATAGCCAACTATTTATTCTATTATCAGAATAACTTTGTTGAGGATCTGAATAGATAGCCCTAAAAGGGAAATTAGTAAAACATAACTCTTCTTGCCAATTATCAGGTAAAGAAGTAAAGAAGTTTTCTTTATTTTGTTTAGAATATGTTACATTATAATGATATGTGTTATCTTGTACAATAGGTACAAAACTTTCTTGTAACCAATCATCAGGTATTCCTGTACCTACATGAGGATAGAAATCTCCTTCTTTATTATTAAATGCTTGTCTTAAGTCAACATTTTCTTATGTTTCACAATAAAAAGTAGGAATACCATAAGCAAACATATACATTTTACCATCATAGAATGTTCTATTTGGATTAGGTGCTTCTTCAGTTGGCTCAGGTAATTGATTATTTGGACAATCAAAATTATGAGCTTTTGTTGAAATAATGTTTCTTAGATTTAATCCTTTATCAACATTCACATAATTAAACAGTACAGACCTTGCTGAATGCCAATATTCAGGATATGCAATATTACCAATTTCATCATAATAAATATCACTATCATCAGGTGATCCTACTCTATTGTCTATAAAAAATGGAACTTTTGTTTTAAATGAGAATTTACAAATAAACGTATCTCCTCCAAAAATTGAAGTTTGTGTTATGTAATTAGGATCAGAAAATAGAACCTGATACCCTGTATCTACTATTTCAAAAGAGTTAATTTGACCCCATTGATTAGGTATTATATTTTTTAAAGAAGCGTAATATGCTACAGAACTAATATCAAATTGTTCTTCTGGTTCTCCACAATTAATTTGAGAAGCTATAAACCTTGATCTATCTTCAATTAAACTATCACCAAAACCATCCAATAATGAATTTGTATCAGAAGGAAAAGGAAAAGGTGAAGTTTCTTCTTTAGTTTTTAGATAAACTGATGTTTCTCTTTGGTAATTGTTAATGTTTATTTGTTCATTTACAGATTGTACTCCTGGATATAGGTATTGGGTATGGTCTATTTTTCTTTGTTTTATTCCTAAATTATTATCTATATCAGCATAATAATTATAATTTAAAATGGAATTATATGACCAACCATAATTTCTTCTGGTTATACCATTTAAATAAATCTGTAAATATGAATCATATGCTGCAAATAATGCAGATACATTTAAAGGATCTGTAATATCAGCAACTTCTGCACTTGAATCTAGTGCATCTTCTTGTGCCTCTTTACTTAATAATCTATATAGTGCATTTTTCTTTACTTCTGTAAAATGTGCTTTTCCTGCACCAAAAAACACACTTTCTAACTTTACTGTATCTGGTAAAAAAGGTTGACCAAAAGAGGTTTCAGGGGAATTAAATACATGTCTGTATTTACTATCATCTGTATCAAATGCAGATAATCTATCAGGATAGCAATCTACATTTACTGTAAAACTATCTACTTTAGATATAATAACTTTATTGTTATCTGGATTATAAACAACTACCGGTGAAAATCCTACTTTTACATTTACATATTTAGTATCAGATTCATTTACAAATATATCTTTTGTTTCATCAGTAATATAATCTATATATTGAAAATGAACAAATGATGAATTTAGATTAACTTTTCTCTTTACATATAGGGAATATGTATCATAAGAATCAAGAACTGTTACTGTTCCAGAATCAGATGGTGTTAAAACAGGTTTTGTTAATGAACAAATTACTAATGTTTCTCCTGATACATATTCATCACTTTGTTCTTCTGTGGCATCAGAACAAGAAGTATAGGTATATGTACCTGTGTCTGTAGTAACTATTTGATATGTTCTACATTCTGCATTATATGCATTATTCTCTTTTAACAAGAATGGATCTTCCCTTAAGTCATTATAAGGATAGTTGGGAAAATAATAATCCGTACCTTCTCTTGTATATTTACCTACATTTCTTAAAATACCTTTAGCGATAATAGATTTATTTACATCTCTGTTACCTCTTACTATTTTAAATCCTGCAATTTGATCTTTTTGCTCCTGAGATAGGTTAGAATTTTGAATTAAATACTTTATTTGTACAGGGTCTATTTTAATTCCTAATGCATAAATTGCATTATTCTGCATTTGTAAATTAGTATATTTACCATCAGAATCTGTTTCTATTGTAGGATTTTCAAAAATAGGACAAATCTTAACATCTGGCATTTTAAAGTGTCTGATTGGTAAACCTGCTAAATCACCCCATAATTCTTCATTACAAGGATATGTTTCACTAGATTCCCAATATGCAAATTCACCATATTGATATGGTCCTTTATATGCAGATTCTGAGGAGTAATTTGGGTCTGTTCCTGTTACAGAGGCAGTATTATATTGTTTCCAGTAAGGAGAAGCAGATTCATCATTTGTCACATAATCAGGATCTGTTTCAGGTATATTAGGTAAACTGTCTTGTTGACCAATTACCCTACCAGGAATATGAAACTGATCAGTTTCTTTTCCATTAGTTAATAAAAAAACTATACCTAAAGAGTATACTTCATCTCTTAAATACCCTCTTAAATTAGCAGCATTTAATTCATCTGCATAATTTTCATCAGAAGGTATTCTATAAGATTCCCATAATAACTTTATTTTATTTGCAATATGTTGATAATTAATTCTATCTATAGAAGTTAATTGATCCCATATTATAATATCCTGTACGGTAGTTACATCCTGAGCTATTTCATAATAAGGGAACTTTTCAAATATATCATTTATTGATAATTGTATTTGTGTCTGATTTTGACCATTATAAATAATGGTTTTTTCAGTTCCTTCTATAGTGTATATACCTATTAATTCGGCAGAGGTTATATTATTTACTGTTTTTATAACAGCAATATTGAAATATTCAAAATAACCAGTATTATCAATATTTCTAATATTTAGAACTACACTTTTTCCAACAGGATAGTTAAAATCAGGAGTAGTTATTGCAGGATTTGCAATAGGTACTGGATTTGTTATTGAATAATATGAGGTATATGCATCTCCTGATACATTAGAATATTGTACTGCAAATTGTACAGTTCCTGCTGTAAGATTACCCCCACTAACTACATCTTGTACAGTTAATAGTGGTATATTAAAATTAGGTTGTACGTTTAGTTGATTGCAATCTAATTCATCTGTATATTCAGGATTACAATCATCGGATCCTTCTCTTTTCTTATAAGGAATATTGTTTATATCTAAAAACCTTCTTTGATTGTATCCATCTGTCCAATATATTTCAACTGAACAATTAGTTATTTTATGAACTACTTTTAAAATAGGATATTTTTTATTAAAGTTAAGACATGTGGAATTTACAATTGTATGATATATACAATCATTATTTTCCATGTATCCTATTTCAGATTCACCATTATCCCCTACAAGAAAGATAATATGTTTATTTATTTCCTGAATATATCTACCTCCGTGATAAGATAAGCCTTCAGGGTATTCTAAACATAAAACATTTCCTTGTTCGTTTTGATAAGATGTTGAATTTGAATCAAAATTCTCTATATTAGCATTTAAGGCAAACGAAAGTTTACCTTTAGGTATTTGATTAATACTACTATCAAGATCAATACCTGCTTGTGCAGAGTTAATATGATTATTTATATTAGAAGCCATTAATATTGAGTGCCGTTATTTCTCCAGCCGTATCTTAATCTACTATTAGAATTAGGTAATTCATACATTTGAAATCTATTAAGATTTCTCTTAATAGCTCTTTGTTTTTGATAAATATCTTGTTTTTTTATTTCTGTTTCTGCTAAAATATACTTTTCATCAGATTCTTGCTTATAATATTGTAATTTAGCTTGTATTTGATTAAATGTTTCATCTGTAATTTGATGAAATAGAGTTTCAAATACTTTATATTTAATAAAAGATTCTATCCATTCCAGTATTCTATAATTATCAGGAACTAATTGTAATCCTGATTCATCATATGATGTAGTATAAAAAATAAGATACACTACACCTTCTTTAAAATTTACAGTAAACTTATTATCTCTTATATCATAACTATCAGCAGATGAGCTATTTGTATTTGCACAATATAAATCACAATTCTTCTTAGTATTAATGTTACCTGGTTTTAAAAGATAAGATTTTTTATAAGAAAGTGAAATTTCATTATTTGTTTTATATACAGCTTGTATTAATTCTGGCATACAGCCTGTACATTCATCATTAGTACAATCTAAATTTGTACATGCTTTATTTGTAACAACTGGTGATATTTGTATTGTTTCTGTAGAAGAAGCTTGCGAATAAAATGAATTAGGTGTTCTGTATGGAAAACCATTCACAGATGTACACAACCAAGCTTCTCTTACTGCATAAAAATTATCAGGTAACCTAGTTTGATAATCTTTAATCTCAAGATACATATCATAAATATCATATCCTGTTTTACCTAACTTTCTAAGACATTTATCTACATAAGTAGGCCATAACAGAGTATCTACTGCTCCAGAATCAATATAGCTTTTTAACTCATCTTTTACTACTGCAAAAGTTGGTTCTATAGATACAAAATCGTATTGATAATAATATGACATATTAAATTAATTTTTCCATTCGTTATATAAATGTTGATATTTTGGATCAGTTTTTATATAATGTGCTAATAATCTGGAAGTTGCCCTACAAGGTTTAAACATCCAAAGTACTGTATTTTGAAATCTTCCAGTTTTTTTAAACCATTTCCACCAAAATATATAACCATCTGTATGATGATTAAAATTGTATATAATTTTTCCTTTTTCTTGATATTTCTTCCAATCTACAGATAGATTAATATACTCGTTATTTTGACCTGTAAATTTTCTTTTTTTCTTTTTAGAAATTGCAAAATCTCCTATTCCTCCAGGTAGTCTAACTCTATCCCCTGTTTCAAGAAGATATGTCTTAAAACTTTCATTAAATGTATATATAATGTTTCGCCATTGATCCCATGAAATATTCATTTGAGGATGTTTTTCACAGAAATCTTTATATTGAGTTTTACTAGCAGTTCTAAATTCTATAGGTTTTCGCATTAATCTGTTGGTTTTGTATTAGGTGCTTGACCGTCAATATTGTTAGAAGTTTGATCGTTCCTTAAATTAAAATATGTACTTAATAATCTTTTTGATACAATATCAAGTGCTTGTTCAGTTAAATAACCAGGTAGGGGAAATTCCTTATCCAGAGGATTTTTACACAATTCATCAGTTGAATAAGTTTTACCACAATCACAATCAGAATACATTATCTCATTTGGTACATCTTCTTCAAAGAAGGCTACTAACATAATAGCTTTAATAAAAGGATTTGTAACATACAGGTAACCATTATGGATAAAGTAATATTCTTCTTTTTGTATAATAGGTAATTTTAAAAGATTCAAATAACGATTAATTGTTAATTTCTTTTAATTTTTTCCTTTACCACCTAAAGCATTAATTGAATAAACTCCCTGTATAGTATATTGGTAATTACCCTCAGAAATACGAGGGATTTTATATTTTGTTCTTGCTATGGTGCATTCTTCAACATAATCACAACACTCTGAAATGGGAACTTCTTGTAGCTCTAAACAGGGTATTGTTGTATATAATGTATCAGTAGAAAATAGTTTTCTAAGATTAACTTCTCTTTTAACTAAAAGATTAGTTACATTTTTAAGTTCAGAAAGAACTACACGATCATTTATTAATCCATCACTGGATAATAAACGATGTAAACTCCTAATGTCTGAAACTAATTTTCTACCTGTTGCCATTTTGATAAATATATTTTTGCTTTATCTAATAATTCTATTTTATCCTTAAAGTACCCAAGTCCTAAATTACAAGAATGACATAAAATACCTCTTATTATACCAGTTTTATGACAATGATCTATGTTTAGATCTTTTTTAAATAACTTCTTATTATCTTCTTGAGACAAATTACAAATATTACATTTATAATTTGACACACTCATTAATAAGTCTAGTTGTTCCTGAGTAATTTTATAAGGTCTGATTCTATTTTTCTTTTTTAGTTCAGGATTATTTCTGAATCTTTCTCTATTTCTCTTGTTATATTCTTCTTTGTTCTTTAAATGATGTTTTTGGCTATATTGTTTTATTTTTTCAATATTTTCATCATAATATATTTTTGCAGTTATTGATGTACAATTTTTACATATTGATTTCAAGCCATCTGAAGAATGTGAATTTTTGTAAAATTCTTCATTTTTTTTATTTAATTCACACTTATTACATTTCTTCATATACGACTTTCAAATTCTGCGATTTTTCCTTTCTCAGGATGGTAAACAAAAACTATTCCAGCTCGGACTGAGTTCACAAAATTCATATCAATATGCCACCTATCATCTCCTGATAACGAGGGTAATTGTTGTATTCTTACTCCTTTTACATCTTTTGCCATGTAATGATGCTTATCACCTGTATGAATTTCACGATATTTAGCATTGCCAAATTGTTGAGAAAATTCTGGAACTGTAGCAAATAATAAAGGTAAATCTTCTAATTTACAAGAATTACCATGATGGTAACCTATAAATGTATTTCCTAATACTACTGCTTTTGTAGTAGAATGATGTCTTTGAAATTTAATTTTATTATAATCTTTGAAAAATACCTCAAGTGCATGAGTTACATAAAATCCTTTTGTTCTATCATGATTACCTTGCACAAGAACTACTTCTATTTCTTCAGCTTGCGTAACTAGAAAATTTAAAGTATTAGCTAAAATATCAAATCCTTTTTCATATTCTTCATCATACCAAGCTGTTACATCTTGAGGTGTACCATTGGTTGTTGTATTCTGATAATTATCAGAGTGAAAGAAGTCGTTACTTATTGGAAATACTAGTTTTCTAATATTATACAAAGATTTAACATTATTCACTAGTTCGGATACAGTATTGTAATAATCAAAAGATTTACTTTCTAATGTATCCCCTTGTACAGTTTTTTTAGCTAAATGGAAATCTGAAAGGTTTAATTCTATATCTACTTTTTCTTTTCCAGGATAAATAAAATCTATCGCTACTTCAGGAAGTTCAGCAGATATTTGCCATTTACTAAGAAATTTAGTAAAATCTTCTACAGTGTAATCTTGTGGTTTTTTAAGAGAGGCTAAAACAGAAGAAGTGAATTTACCATTAGGTCTTAATTTTGACCAGTAGTTTGAAATCTTATATTTAGATAAGTCAATTTTATGTAATTTTGCAAGTTGTTCAATAGATTGAGGTTCGTATGTTATCTCAACCGTTGATTCTATTGTACCTTTTTCTACATTTACTTTTTTGGTTTCTTCTCCAGGAAAGCATTCCTTGCAATAATCTTGTGCTGGTTCTTTTTTTAATTCTTTAAGTAGTTCTCCTACCTCCTCTTCTGAAATATTTAGTCTTTCTGCATAGAATTTCTTACTTTTCTTAAAATGTAACAATTCTTGAAGTTTTGTTGATAAATCCTCGTTTTTCTGCATTATAAAATATTTTAGTGTAAAAATCAAGCAAATATACTACAAGTTTTTGTAAAAACCAAAATAAATTAACAAAAAAAATTAGATGAATTAACTAATTTAGTTAGAAATAAAAAAAGCAGCTTTTTAGGCTGCTTATAAATCTGTGTAAAACCATAAAGCACAGATTTTAAATTATTCACAATCACTTAATATTGAGCACAATTGGGTTTTTAATTCTGGATTTTCTTCTAAAACCAGAAGAATTGCTTCTAGAATAGCAGTAGGATTTACTAAAGTATCTATTTTTTGTAGTGATGTTGTTACTGTATCTTCAGTTTTTATACCTGAATAAGGTAAATTTGGCCCAGAATAATACACATCTTCACTTCTTAAAGGGAGAGAATATACATAACTGTTATTTTTAGAAGAAGATGAAGTACAACCTTTTGGGTAAGTAGTGTATACTATTACGTCATTTCCTTCGTAACAAGGAGAACCTGGAAGACATTTTCCCATATTTTGTTGTTTTTAAGAAGGTATGTGAATAATGAAATATGTTGCTAAAGAAGGTTGTTTATTATCATGAGCTTCTCCAGAACCTGTATTTTGAATAGATATACCAGTAGCTTTAGCTCCTGATATACCTAATGTTGCTGTGCTTCCTGAATTGGATAGGGTATATTGATCATCTGTGGATACATCACCCATAACAGCCATAGTTTGACCTACAGATAAGGTACTTGATCCTGCACCGGATGCAGCTAATGCATGGTTGTGTGTAGGATCTGTAACTCCATGTGAGTGAATTGGTATTTGAGGAATTGTTAAAGTTACACTGTTTGCTCCAGCTAAATCACCTAATGCATAATTAGGATTAAAAGTAGGATTGGATGCAGGGTTTACAACAGGAGATAAACTACCTCCAGGTACTCCAGATACTGCTCCTACTACTGCTCTACCTCTTAAATCAGGTGTATTATTTTCACCATTACATAAGTATATTTGTTCCCATTGTCCTAATCCTGCTCCTGTACTATCAAAATTTGATAATGAGCCATAATAAGGAAGAATAGAATAAGGAACCATTCTTGAATAATACCTATTTCCAATAGGATTAGCTGCTATATATGCAGCAATATATGAATTTATTTCAGAGATAGCTACATAATTTGTTTCTACATCTAAAGCTAACGCTGTTAATGATGTATTTATAGTACATAATTTTGTAATTATTGCTTGTACAATAGCATGAGTTCCTGAACTTGAAGTTACTTCAGTTAAGCATTCTATTGTATAATTTGCTTCTATTGTATCAATTCTTGCATTTTCTGCATCTATTGCTTCCTGCAATGAACAAGCAGCTTGCACTAAAGCTTTAAATAAATCAAGTGCAGTTATTGTACTACAAGTAGGTAAATACTGAGATACTACTTCACAATATAATTCTTCATCTATTTCTATTTTAATACCAGAACCATTTACAGTTGAGGTTAAAAAAGTAATAAGAGCTTGCTCCACATATGATAAAGAATCTCCTTTCCTTATATCAAGTAAAGGTACATCTACACCTGTATATTGTACACATTTATCAGAAACTATATCAGTACAACCTGTATAACAATTTGAACACGCCATTTTTGATTTATTTATTAATTAGAAGTTTTACTTTTGATGCTATTTGATCTACAGAATAACAACTTGCATAATCAGCATTACATGATTTAAATTGAAGAATTCTTTTATAATGAAGTAAATCACTAAATAAAGAATCGCTTATTTTATTATTAAGTGCAAAAACAATGTTCCCGTATTGTTTTTTAGCCAATTCTGTAAGTTTACAATCTATATTATTTAATAATACAGGTATTGTTGTACAATCTACGCAATTGGTTAATCTATAACTTATCATTATTTTTGTAAAGATTTAGAATAACATGAAGGACACATTCCTTTTTTTAATTGACAAGAACATGAAGCAGGAGCTTTACATACAGAACATTGTGCCATATTATGTAAAATTTGTTATATAATTGTTTCCTGAACATCCACAACCTCCTTTTATAAAGGACGTTAACTGTCTATTTGCTTGTAAATAAAGCTTATTTGCTACATCTATTGCACAATTATTAGCTGCTGCAATAGCACCTTGTATCATATAGTATATAGAATCTAATTCAACTTTAGATTGTTTTTTAATTGCCGTATCACATTCCATCATATCTAACTTCATAAAAGCTTCATCAAACCTTTGTTGAAGTTGATCTACCCTATATATAGTCTTAGTTACATAATTTTCATATGCTGGAGTTATAGAATAAGTCATAGTATAAGCTCCATCAGGGATTGGTAATAAATCTTGTCCTACCTCAGTTAATCCGAATGAACCAGAATTAAATACATTAAAGTCATTAGGTTCAAATACTAATGATGATATTCCAAATCCAGGAACAGTTATCTCTATTGTAGGTGATTGTATTACTAAATCATCAGGATATGTAGATATATCTGCTATACCTAATGTTTTGGTATTATAAGTAGGAATTACAAGTATATCTAATTTCAGATCTGCCATAAAGATGATTTTAAACAAAAAAACGGGAAGAGAAGCTAAAACTTCATCTTCCCGTGTTGATTGAAGGAAAACCTTAATTAATATTAAGGAGTAGTTGTTGTAGTAGTTGTAGGTGCAGCAGTAGTAGTTGTTGTAGTTAAACAAGCATTGTCAGCAGCAACAGCACCTAAAGCAGCCTCAAGAAGAGTTTCAATAGCAGCAGTCAGTGCTGTAGGTACAGCAATAATTACTGTTGAATCTTGATTAAGATTGGCTGCCCAATTATTTGCAGATTTATCATAATCATTGAAACGGATATATAAAGTATCATAAGTTGTACCATCAGTTACCCAAGATTCAAAGTTTTGGTTATAACCAACTTGTCTGTGTAAATGCTTCAAATAAGCAGCTTGATAGCTATAGTAGTTCTTTTCAAGTTGTTGAATTTCAACAGAAGTACCTGTTGCATAGTTAGATTCTTGAGTTACAGTAGCAGTTGCTACGATATCGCAAGCGTCATATACAATAAAGTCAGCAGTTGTTGCAGGACCAGCATATACGAAAGTAGAGAACCATAATCTGTCATATTCGTGAGGGAAGGCAGCTACATCACATGGTTGACCATATGCTGTTAGGGCTTTTCCATGAATACGAAGAATTGAAGATTCACCTGAACCAACACGTTCGAATACAAAGAAATTATTAAAACTAATGTTATCAGGGTTTGTTCCTGGAGCTTGTTCTTCAAGTTTTTCAATTAAACTGTCAACAAGTGCTTCTGCATCAACATCTTCACAAGTATCACCTCCACATTCACAACAAGGTGCTTGAACAGTCACTGAACGAGTGAATCCATTGAAATAAAGAGTGTCAATATAAGATGAGTGAGCACGTAGAGTTAAAGTCAAAGTGTCTCCACATTTTACAGAAAATCCTGAAACATCAGTGATCTGATTAATAGGTGTTGGACAACCTGCTACTTTACGCCAGTCTGTAACATTTCTTCCCATACCTCCTGTGTTAGAGATACCAGAAATTTTATCAGATCTCTTACTTCCTTGAAGATAAGAATTATCTCTACCTTGTGCAATGTAGAAATAAGGACGAGCAGCAATGTTACCCGATGTGGCTACAGCATAAGTGTCAAGAAAAACACCAAATTGTCCTGCTGTCAAATTTTGTGTACTACCTGTGCTTGGTAATGTATTACCAACTGGTACTACGAATAGAGTGGTTAATGAAAAATCCATCTTTTTTTATTTAAATTAAATTGTTTTGTTTGTTTTATTCTCCTTCTTTCAATCTTAATGCAGAAGTTTCTACGGCAGCTATGTTTTCTATATACCCTGCTAAATCTTGAACTGTTAAATCAACTAGTTCATTTTCAAGATATTCTGGAAGCTCACAATCTTGATTTTTAGAGGATTCCTCTTTAAGATTAACATAACCTTCTTTATCTATGTATTCAGGATATCTTAAATAAGATATATAAATGAAAGTAGGTGTAAAAGTTCCGTCTGTGTAAATTGCTATTTCATTTGAAGAAATAGTATTGAATGTTTCCTGATATTCAAATGAAGGCTTATAATGTGTATTATTTAGCAATATTTGAGTATCTGCATGTTTAGTTAAATCAGGATTAACCTGAATTAATCTATCTTTACATTCTCCTTTATTTGCCAGAATATATGAGTCCACATAGAACATATATTCAGGATCAAGTTCTGTGATATCAGCAATCCATTGATTTAACTTTTTATCTTTTTCAGATAATTGTAATTTGTGATCACTGTATTCTTCGATCAAAGATTGTAAATCTTCATATCTTTTTTTAGAAGAATCAAATCCAGGTTCATCTAAACCTGTTAATTTTTGTTTAATCAGCTTTAATTGAGCTTCATTTAAAGCTAATATTTTATCTTCTAAGGGTATTTGTTGATGAACATTAGATGATAGTTTATTTAGCTTTTGATCTATTTTATATAATAAACTATCTACTAGGATCATGCTATTGCGAATTTCTTAGTTTTCAATTTTTGTTCTAAGGCAATTAGGTCTTCTTGATTATCATCATCCATTAGATGTTTTACCAAATCATCTTCACTATCTGCTACTTTATATTCTCCTTCAAATACTTTACCTCCTTGTTTCAATCTATAAATTGAATGAGTTATAGCCGATTTTACTAAATCTTTAGTATTTAAAAGGTTATCTGCCATTTGTGAATACTGAAGAAATATTTTAACAGGGCTTAAACTCTTATGTTTACCTGATTTAAATTCACTTTGTTTTAAAACATTATCAATTAAATTGTATACTTGTTCTTCGGTAGTATCTTCTGTTACAGGTAAATCAAGTTGTCTTGCAACTTTCTTACGTTTAGAAGGAGTCATTTGTTCGAAAATCAAAATAGCTTTATTAATTAATTGTTTTTTATTAAAGTTAATTTTAGTTTCTATTTCTTCATCAACTACATACCATTGGGTGTCAGCAGGATATTCCCCTCTTTCCCATGCTTGATAAGATGATGCAATTGTAGGATGTACTCTCAACCATGCAAATGTTAACTCCATCCAAGGATTACTAAAATCGAACAGATTATCACCATCCATTAATTTTGCAGGTTTTACGTGAGTTGTATCATTTTCCCCTTGTAATAACTTGGAATTCCAAAAACTAGAATTAGGTGATAAATCTACTCTTAAAGCCTCTTCAAGTTTAACTTTGAGTTTAGTAACCCTTTCAATTTCGAGTTGTTTTTCAGTAGGATCTTGTATTCTACTAATATATACCGCATTTGGATCAAGTCCTGTACGATATTTGTTATCAATCTCTTTATAAGGATATTTATAAACTCCTGTTCCAGGAATTCTAGTCATACCTTTTGAAAGTAGACTATTATCCATACTCTGAATTCGAGAATTAGGTTCTCTTTTAATAGTGGAAATTTTTCCAAACTTTGCCATAGATGTAGTTAATTTTTAGGTTTTTAAGAGCTTACAGATGGACTTGAACCACCAGCGTTCAGTTTACAAAACTGACATTCTACATTATAATTATGTAAGCTTGTGAAATTTCCCCTTAACACTCAGCATTGTTAAGGGGATTTTTCGGAGGGATTATATTTGAGGAATTTCCTCTATTAATACAGTACGAGATAAATCTTCGATGAATACATCACAACGATCTTCCATCCATAGGGTATAACCTGGGAATTTACTTGCAGAAGACATACCTTGTGAACGAGCAAAACCTAAGTGGTGCATACGTCCATCAATGTATCCCCAAGTCATAGAAGGACGATCCTTCATACGAACTTCACGGATATTGTTCAACAATGAGCCATCAGATTGAGGACTTACATCAAACACCATAAATACAGGTGTAGATTTCTTATTTTGACCAAATTCAAGATTAGATTGAGGAAGATCAAGTTCTTTCAAGTGAACAAGTTCAATACGACCAGTTTCACGGCTATACAATGAGTTGAAAGCAAAGCCGTAAGTCAAGTTATTTTGAGCAGAAGATGCAGAAACATCACCTGATACAGCACCGTCAATTTTAGTGAAGAATGTCAAACCAGAGTTTAGAGCATCATCTTTTAAAGCTTGTTGAAATACATCAAAACCAGCTTCATTCGTATACATTTTAACTCTACGATCTTTAACATCTACACGTCTGTAGAACAAGTCACCAAATACTCCACGAAGTAAGTTTGCAGAGAATTCTCCACGATTATATTGTACAAGGTTACCATTATTACGCATTCTGTGGTAAATACCAGCAGATACACGTTTTACTTCTTGCTTAGAACCATCAGTTTTAACTGAACCTGGCACAGACCAGATCATACGTTTAACTTTAAGTTCCAACATAGCTTTACGCATCCAGAACTCAATAAATGGTTCCCACTTAACATCATTTACTTGTGTAGGAAGTTGATTTCTACGTTGAGGTAAATATACAAGGATTTCCTGATCTTGAGCACGAACATTTAAACGTGCATCTTGTGCCCATGAAGTAATAGTATGTTCAAAACCATAAGCTGAACCAAGAGATTCAAACATTTGGATTTTTTCACCTAAACGAGGAAGACCTAATAGATCTTGATCAAATTCACCAAGAGAACCATCAATTAATTCAAGTTCAACGCCTCTTTTAAGATAAGTAGAAGAAATAAAATCTACTGTAGGGTTCTGGCTAACCAAAGTAACAGTATACAAATAACCGTTATTCCAGTTTACAGGATCTTTTGTAACAAACAAACGAGGACCATATTGACGGCTACCTACAGAGAAAATTGAGTTTTTAGAAAACTCCTGACTATCAATCACAATTTGGAATTCTTGTCCATCAATACCAGGTTGACTTAGACCAGCAGTAGATGAAGGAATGTCAATAATTTTAGGAAATTTATAAGGAACTTGTACCTCCCATTTCCAAGCATCAGTATTACCATCAATGTAATAAGGCTTGCTTTTATTGATCATATCCAAAAAGTCATTGCTATACAATGAACTTTGGGTATAAATGCTGATAATTTTCTTATCATAGTCAGCAGGTTCTGTAGAGTGGAAACTCGACAAGTGATTCATGTCAGTAAGTTTTCCTACTGCACGTTTATCCATTGATGCTAACCTTGCATAGGTAAACCCTGTTAGTCCGGGAATTGTTTGAATTGCCATGTTTTAAGCTATTTTAAAATTTTGTTTTGTTTTGTTTTTATTCTCCTTTAACAAACCAAGAGCTTGTTTCAAGCTCTTTTTTAGTAGAATTTGATTTCTTTTGTCTAGCTAATTCATTGAATAAACCTTCGGATTTCTTTGAAATTCCTGATTTTTGAATAGTTGAAAGAGTTGGATCTTTTTCTATCAATTTCAGAAGTAAAGCTAATTTAACTTTTTTTGCATGATTTTCTGGACGTTTCAAATCCAGAATAGCTTTATCAAATTCTGTAAGTTTTTCTCCTGAGTTTGTTTTATATTTATCTGTCAAGAGATAATCTTGAATATCACTAACTAGTTTAGGATTTAAAGGAATTCCGTCAAATTATTTTTTTTTTAGTTTTTTTTGAAGTACAGTTTGTACATTTTCAACATATTGCTGTTTTAAAAGAGCTTTTTGTTGTAATTCTTGTTGTTTTTGAGTTTCAAGCTGTTGAAGCTTTTGAGCCTCCTTTTTAACAAGTACTTTATGATATCTTTCTGCTACTTTTTCAAGATCACCGTAATTTTTAAGGCGTTCTATTTCAGTTTCTAAATCTTCTTGTTCAAATCCTTGTTCAAGGAGACCTTGTTTAATTATTTTTACCTGAGAAGCTTCATCAGATAATTTCATATCTGCAAAGTTCTGAATATTATTATATGATTCGAAGTATTCTTTTGGATCAACTCCTTTTACAAATATTGATTGAAAAGCATGTTGATAATCTTCTCCAAATTGACCTATGAAATCTTCAATTCGCTGGTTAGCTTGTTTGTTTATTTCATATTTAGATCTCTCTAAAAATTCTTCAGCAGTAGTTATTTTAAGTTCAGGGTCACCTTCTTCTTGAGTAAATACTCCTAAATCTAGGAAATCTTTAGCTAAGGCACTAAATTGAGAATCTTCAGTTTTTTCTTTAGTTTCTGCTTTTTTAGGCTTTTCTTTAGATTTCTCTTTTTCCTTTGATTGAATATCTTCTTCTTCATCTTCTTCCTCTTCTTCTTCATCTTCTTCCTCTAATAAAGAATTAAGAGCCTCAACAGGATTTACAGTCTCCTCTTTTTTAGGAGGTGTAACTCTCGCTTCTT